TTTGGATGGGAATACAGACGGGCGTATAGTTCCGACTTCGTAATATAGTAGGTTTGAACGATGGCTTCTTGCCTGTCTGTATAGGCAATATCCTCCCGTAGCACACCGATAGAATCGGGTTCAATCAGGTAAGGGTTAATTCCGTTGTTGTAAACCAGCTTGATAAAAGTCGTGTTGTAGCACAGCGCCCAAGTCAAAGCAGTCGAGAATACTTGGTCTGCATTGGAGTTTAGCCACTCATCATTAAGGGCTTGGGTTAGGCGTGGTGTCTTGCGTTGCTCTGAATCATTGACTGATGCGCCTAGCTGGATAGAAAACCGTGTGGTTTCAGAGCTATACAGGAAGGATGTGAGCTGGTCTAAATGCGGATTGATCTTGTTGAAATACGCTGGCGGTTCTTCAGGTCCAGCGCCAAATAAATAATAAGCCCGCTGGGTGGTGTAATCACCTTTGCGGGCTTCTTTCGATACCAAGCACTTAGCGATAATGTCTAAATAGAAATCTTCTCTGGCTTCAGGGCTTGACGGTATTCTCATCGCTTAATCTGTAAGTTATCGGGATCTCTCATTGTACTGCTTGGATCAATAGTAGGTCCTTTTATAACTCCAGCTTCTCTTGGTGTCAAGCCTACTTGTTCATCTCTTACAGGTTTGATTGCATTACCCCGTAAAAGCGATTGCATATTCAATCCTTGGAAGCCTTTTTCGCCACCGCCCCAGATAGCAGCATCCCCTGGTCTTGCTTCCCTTGGCGCTTCGGGGATCGGGGTTTTCTGGAGCTTGTCTTTGTTGCCACGCTTGCGGGTTGCGTACTTTTCGGCTTCTGCGTAGTCTTTTTCTTTGAACTTGTTTTTACGGGTGAGGTATCCGCCTTGGTTTTCACCTTCTCTGGTGGTTTTAATGTCGGACATATCAAACTCGATTGCAAGTTGCTTTGTTGACTTGTCAGTGAACTTGGTCTTTGCTGAGATAAGCCCAGGAGCTTGCAGAAATACTTGTAAAACTTCTTCATTGCATCCTTTCATTGGGCATTTAGCTGCCCTAGATTCAAAATAGCCATGTGTGGCACAGTGGTAGTCATGTAATACAGCCATAAATCAATTCCCCTTCAATTGCTCGTCAAGTGTAAGCTCAGAATAATCATATCTTGGCTTAATACCCAAGTTAATCTTAATCTCTCCGTTAACCAGTGTCAACTTGTTCGTTTTCTGTAATACAGGCTTAGATTCCTTGCGATATTGCACAAAACGGGTGTTATCACGGTTCTGCATGATCGCTACCTCGCCCGAAACCCATTCTTGGTAGGCTTTGGACACCCTACGCTGGACAAATTCAGTCATTGGTTCGCTTTCATTGATAAAAACATCTCGTATATGGCTTTGGGATATACCAGCTAGGTCTGCAAAAAGGGCAATAGAAATACCCCTGTCCTTATCGTTAAGAAAGCGTTTAATGATCCTGCGTAGCTCAGACCTACTGTGGATTGCCAGTGGAGTTGCCATAAACACCAATTCTCTTCAAATAATCACTCACATTACGCCCAACAGTGAGCTGTTCAGGGGTAAAGTCATCCTGTACACGGGATACCCTTTTTGTTAGCTTCTGGGATATTAGCCTTGGCTGGACCTGTTCGGCATAGGCAGCGCACGCAAGGGCAGTAGCAATGACCCGATCATCCTTATTACGCCCTGATGCTTCAATGGATGACCCGTCACGAATGGTTGTTTTCATCTCTTCAATGGTATCCATGTCGTAAATATCCATCATGCCACGCTCAAAATAGTCTTTCATGTAGGTCAGCATCCGCTCCTTAGTTGCTGAAGTAGTCAGCCAGCCAATTGAGTTGGACATTCCGCCTAGCGTATCGTTCCTACGCCAGATGTAGTTCTGCATATTGCCGTACACATCCATCAGGTCTTTACCTAGCGCAGTACCCATAGCGCTGGCTTGGCGCTTGAGGTTACGCATTTCATTGATGACAGCCTGTCCAGGACCGTTGACTTCAAGGTTAAGGGTAGAGTTTTTATACGCACCCGCTAGGTGACAGATCACCCAAGCGAATTGGTAGGTGTTCATTTCGGAGGTGGCAAAAGAAGCAACTTGCTCAAGCCCATCGGCATATACCCGAAATACTTGAATACAAAACCTGTCAGCCCAATCGCTACTTCCGTAAGCAGGATCAGCGCCAATAACATAGTAAGCGGTATCAACGGGTTCTTCCCAAACTTTGAGTGTAGCCAATCGTTCAGTAGATTTAAGGACTTCAGTATCGTGGAAGTTAACGCCAAATGAATAACGGTAAGATTGGTACGGAATCTTCTTAAGTTTCTTAACAGCATCGGTACACCTCGCATTAGAAAAGAAGGATGTGCCTGTCATCACGAAGGCATAGTCCTCAGTAGGAGGAAACTCCTGATACATCAGGCTATCGTCTTTGATTCCTTCGTAGAGCTTCCAGCGCCACCAAGCAATCTGGCGTGAATTGATCTCTACGCCATACAGTTTCTTAATATCTCGCACCCATTCTTTTTCTTCGCCTGAGAGCTTACCATCCCAATACACTTTATATGTCTGTCCTTCAGGATCGAGCGAGTACAACTCGTTGCGCCACCATCCACAGAAAATGGCACGCTGAGTTCTAGCACGCTTAGCAGTAACATACATATCGTGAAACATATTAAAACCACGAGCAGTCGATTCAAAGGTATATAGCCTATCTGGATTAGTTTCAGCAAGGGAAGCTAGGAGAGAAGCTAATCCTTCTTCATCGCCCCAGCTTGAGGTTTCTGTTCCATGTAAGTATGTAATAGCCTTACCACGACCCAGACTTCCTTTAGCTCTAAGCCCAGCGACTTGATAAAAGATACGGCTGCGGTTCTTGAGGGAAAGCTGATTTCGGTTGTGAGCAAGGATCGGGATGCGGTACTCCTTGGGCAGACCATCCATATACATGGCAAGGGTTGATCGGAACATATCCCGATTCTCTTCCGTATCAGTTGTGAGTGTGCCTTGAAGCCCTGGATGGGTGAAGTGCCAGTAGAGATCAAGTGCGAGTGATATTGTAGTGATGCCAAGTTGCCTTCCTTTCAATATGACAAAGAAATGGCAATCGTCTTGCAATCCCTTCGTAATTTCCTGCATAACATAGGTTTGCGTACCCAAGAGGTTATCCATCTTGCGTAAGCCTTGTTCTTTTGTTTCAATTTTCAGTTGACGGCAAAAGTGGTAAAAATTTTGTAAATCAAAGTTTTTCATTAGTTAGCCAAGGTAATTGATTGTCGTACTTGCCGTTCATTGTGTAATTACCAATTTCAAAGAAATCTTGCTTGACGGAATATTCATTCCCGCCCAATCGAAAGCAAAAGGTTCGCTCGCCTGACCAAGTGAAGTTAGGAAAGAATTGACGGGCTGCTTCATAGAATTTACGATCCCCGCCCCAGCCAGGTTCAGACAGTACATTGGCTAAGGCTTTTAGGACAGGCGTTTTCATACCCCACATACACCAATCGACAAAGCGGTGACCTGGTGCTTGATAGCAGTCGTGTAGCTCGCCAAGGGCTTCACAGTTATCGTCAAGCAAATAGTTCCCCTCCTTGTCATACACGGACCGTAGGGTGTAAACCCAATCATAACCTTGTTCAATCTTTTCCATAATAGATTGCACATGGTTTAACTTGTACCAGTCATCATCGTTGCAAAAGAACACGACATCCTCATTGACAAGAAAAGCGGAAGCTGCATATAGCCTTCTGCCTTCGACATCTTTACCGCCTACATAGTCATCCCAATAACAAACCCGACAGTGGGGGTATAGTTTTTTGATTTGCAGGAACGAATCCCAATAGTCTGTGACGATGTAGTGAGTGCAGGGATAAGATTGTTTCTTAACGGACTGCACGCACTGGTCCAGTTCTTCTGGGCGCTTGCCGTTAGTAACGGTCACTACTGCTGCGGTTTTCAATTGTGCTTATCCAGTTTCTTGGTTTCAAAATTCGCTATATCCCAGTACGCTACCTTTAGGCGTGCAGAATGATTCTTGGCTAAGGCGATTAGTCCGTCATAAGTCATTTGACTGTACTTGGCTTTCCACTCGGCTGCTAATTTGATCTTTTGCTTTTTGGTTCGGCAAGAGAGCGCTTTTAGCATCTCTGTCTTATAAAGTAGGCGTTCTGCGATTAGCTTCTCGTAATCAGTGGATGGCATCGCCATCTTGCTCAGGATCAAGCAGATTGCGTAAGTGTTCTATCTCCATCTGAGCTGCAAAGAGCAGCTTGGAGGATTCCCCATGCACCCGCATCAGCTCATGGAAGATCTGTTCCTTATCCATCCGCCAGATACGGTCCATATAGCTCTTTTTGGCAAAGTCATCGGCTTTCTCAATGTACTGCTCTACCGATTCCTTCTTGCTTACTCCGTTCTCCATACTCGCACTCCTTCGTTTTCTTTTCTGGCGATAAATTTCTTGTTTAACTGCTTACCTGATCTGTAGTTGGCGTTGCAGACAATTTGTAACTTCCCCGTTGGTACAAAGAATGATTCACCGACTTCCATGACTTTATATGGGTACACATTACGCTTTTTCTCAGGGGGTATTGGAATATTTTTTTCAACTGCAATAGTCATGCTAGTATTCTCCTAATAACTTCACTCATCATACACTATCATGATACACACATACAACGAATATCATCTAGGCGATAACCTTATTCACTTACATTATCTCAGAATGGTGTGTAAGCAAGAACCCCATTTAGAGTTTGTTCATCACTGCAATCCACAGTATCACAGCCAATTAGAACCCCTCTGTGAGGGCGTAGCCATACAGATACAAGATTTATCCATACCTCCTAAAGCTCACAACGCTTGGATCGGTTATAAGAACTTCTTTTACCATCACGGAGCTAGGCGTGACTGGGTAGCCTTCCATCTGTCTTGGTACGACTATCTATCCGACAGGCTGGAAGTTTCCAATCCTATAGCTTGCAAGGAGGATCTACTCTTCGAGTACCCCGCATTAAGGGCGAGAGAGTACCCACGATTTGACTGGCTGATAGTCAACAGCCCTCCCCAATCTGGGCAGCTTCCCGACTACAACCAGGCGTGGTTTATAGACAAGGCTAAAGAACTCTGTAATCAGGGCTTAAAAGTCATTACAACCTACCCAACTGGGGTATGTGAGAGTACTTTAGAGCGCAAAATGACGGTCACTGACATCGGAAATCTGTCACTGTATGTGGATAACATCCTGGGCGTGGATACTGGTCCAATGTGGACTACCCATAACATTTACAACCAAGATACTGTTTCTAAACGGATTATTTACACCACCGCTGCTAAACCCTATCTTTCAAAGAACACGGTAGTGCTAGAAAAACTGTAATTTTTTTTGGGGGAAGATGCGAGTGGGGCACGCTCCACACCGACCCTCGACCCAAACACTAGGGCAATTCTCGGTATAGCAACTACTGAGCTTGCAAGCCTAGCCAAAACCATTCCAGACTATGCAGTTATGCAGTCATGACTGAGAGAGTAGCCCTTTTTAATTTCAGAGAGGGAAGGGAGTTGCAAACTATTCAGCCCTTCTGTTTTACTCTCATTCCATCTATACATATATCTACTAAGCTACTATACAAACAATAGAAGATAGCTAATAGGTCTATATAGACAATAGAAACATTCTATATAGAACTATTATAGCTATGCCGATAGTATCAGACTATTGGTTTTAAAACAACAATAAGAAAATACAATCTATCAATATAATCAATCTATGCTTATAATCATATCTATGCAGTAGCAGTAAACCTTTAAACCTAACTTAAAAGGAATCATCATGGAAATCAAATCAAACTTATGCAGTAATGCAACTCGCAAAATCGGGCTGCTTATCACTCAAGCGTCTGTTTTAGGTATGGATTTATCAGGCTTTGGCTTTGCTGATGAAAACACTACAAGCGGTAATGTTTACCTATGGCTAGAGGACTATCCTTTTACGCTTTACATTGGTTTGGGATCAGACAGAATTTATGCTTCTTGGTCAAATCCTGACAATGGTGATGAGGAAGAAATCGAAGTTACTTCTGGCATAGGCTTGGATTACTTGATCCAATGGTGTGATGAACTCGATTATGACTACATCAATCAAGCAGAAGAAGAGGAAGCCTAATCATGTCTAAATTGGATAAATACACCGCATATTGCTATTGGTGCGCTAAACAGGGCTTAACCGCCTTATCTTTCAACGCTTGGGTATCAACCAATAAAAAGGGGTCATTGGCATGAAACATTACATAGGAAAACTTGAAGTAATGATTGCAGGTCATGAAATTACTTATTCTTTTAAGTTTAAAACTGAAATAGATCCAGACGATTACTTGATTATGATTTGTTCTGACTTTTTTGGAGAGCCAGACGAGCCAGATTCGGACAATGGCTTTAGCTTTGAAGGTGGTGGAATTTGGGTAAGTCCTTATGACTTTCAAGAGGTGGATTCTAAGACTTGGGAAAGCTTGACAATCCTCAACAATTTAAACCTATCTTATGAGGTGTCAAATGTCTAAATACGAGATACAAACCCGTTTTATCAATGACTGGGAGAATGTTTGGCATTGTGATGGTGAACTTGAATACTTTGACACTTACGAACAAGCTAAAGAATCCCTCAATGATTTTCTTGATGAAATGGCACAAGAGCATTTCAACGGCAATATTGAGGATATTTACGACATTGAGGATTTTAGGATTGTCAAACTTGAGGGGGTTGGAGCATGAAAAAAATTTATAGAGTAGTAGCTTCTCAACTGGTTTACCACGAAGCGTTTGTTGAAGCAGACAGCGCAGAACACGCTGAGGAACTTGTTTGGGAAAATAATGCAGATTGGAACGAATTTGCGTATGGTGATTGGGAATTGGAAGATGTCGAACAATCTAAGGAAAGGGCGTAAAAATGTTACTAATTAAAGACACTTTATTAGATAAGATCATTTTTGTATTCTGTGCTTTAGCTGTTGTGCCTCTTATTTGGCTTTTAATGGCTATTTAAGCGTATTTCGTAGGGTCTTGGCGGGGGTAGTATCACCCCGCCTTTTTTAACGCCTTAAAAGCTCTCTATTCAATTATGACTGTTTTACGAATTGCTAAGCACCAAACCCGCTTTAGGCGGGAACTCTCAAAAATGAGAGGTGGTTATCGTTTATCTCGCTGCTTAACTAAAGGCGTGCAATCCTGTCAAGGTCGCCCAGATACTAGCCAGCTTGTTTATCTCTATCCATCACCACAATGTTTAGAAGGGCTGGGTCATAGCCCCGTCTTATCAGAGCAGAACCCAAAAGAAAAAGCCCTTAAAAGGTGCTTTGTAGTGAAGCGGTTTAAGAAAATGGGCTTGCTTCACTTTCCTAAACCTACAAAACACCCATTGAGGGCTTCTATCATTCGGGCTTCACACCGACAACCGCATTAAACCACAACTTTTAGAAAGGTGCAATATGAATCAAGCAGAAAAAGACGCAGAGCAGTGGTATCGCACACACGCACATAGACAGGAACGGCTACGCATACAAGCTAAGGAAATGGGCTATGAACATTACACCGATCAGTATGGTTATACAATTATCAAACAACCTGAAAAGCAAACCCTTATGGTTAAAGACCAAGAAAAAGACTAACCCATGATTGACCCTTTCCGAATCATTGAACCAACAATTATCAGCTTTAGCGGTGGGAGAACCTCAGCCTATATGCTCTGGAGAGTATTGCAATCTAACAATGGTTTACCAGAGGAAGCCAAAGTAATCTTTGCCAATACAGGCAAGGAAGAGGAAGCAACCCTAGAATTTGTTAGAGATTGTGGGCTAAATTGGGGTGTGCAAATAGATTGGGTGGAGTATTTGCCTGACGATCCGAAGTTCAAAGTTGTAGATTTTGATACCGCCAGCAGAGAGGGAGAACCTTTTGCAGCCCTAATAACCAAGAAAAACTATCTTCCCAACCCTGTCACACGCTTTTGCACCATAGAACTGAAGATCAGAACCATTCACCGCTACCTAAAATCTCTGGATTGGGAACATAACGAGAACATGGATTGGGTAGGCATCAGAGCAGACGAACCTAGACGGGCGGTCAAGATGGCTAGGGAGAGAGTTCCTCTCTATACCGCAGGGGTGACGGCTACTGATGTGGGCAAATTCTGGCAAGAGCAACCTTTTGATTTGGGATTACCTAACAGAGGGGGTAAAACAGTTCATGGCAACTGTGATTTATGTTTTCTCAAGGGTAGGCATCAAATACAGTCTTTAATCGCTGAGAAGCCTTCTCGTGCGATCTGGTGGGCAAAACAGGAAGCCCGTATCCATTCAGCTGGCAAGTTCACAGGTGACGGGGCTAGGTTCAGAAAGGATAGACCTAGCTACCAACAGATGTTTGACAATGTGGGCGAGCAAGATGACCTATTTGCTGATGACGAAACAATTCCGTGTTTTTGTGGAGATTAAGCAACAAACTATTGCACTAATCAAAATAATGCTGTAATGTTGTAATTGTAGTAAAGACCTAACTATTTAATTGGAGAATAATCATGCAACTCTGTAAAGACTGTTTGCATTACCAGCAAAGCACGGGCTACTGCTTAAACACAAGACGCCCCGATCCCGTTACGGGAGAACCTAAATATTTTTACGCCCGCATAGAGCGTGAATATCTCACCGCTAGTGGCTGTGGCATCAACGCCAAGTGGTTTGAACCCTATCCGAATCCTCAGTATTCACCTGAAGATTTAGATGATCTCTCTACCATCCCATTCGGTAGATAACTAAACCTAACTACAAGGAGTTTTTAATGAAAGCACAGAAAGATGTGGCGTTTCCGCTCACGCCTGACCAAAAGACAACCATTTCTTTTGATGAACTTAACAAGCAGCTTGAAAAAGACGCAAAGAAGCGTAAAAAGCAGCCCAATGAAGATAAGCAGGTCGAGAACCTTAAAAAGATTATCGCCAAGCAAGAGGATGAGATTGACCAACTCATTGATGAAATTCGTGCTTATGAGAAGCAGAACGAATTGCATGAAGAAAATATTGGCAGATTGGAAGATCACATAAATTCATACCGCACTATGCTAATTACTACATTGGAGATGATGGAATGAATGACAGATCAGAGTTTGAATCAGCAATACGCAACAGTGCCATTTGGAGTGGTGATAGTCGCAAGGTAGCCAACGGCAAGATGGTGGATGTCATTTTAGAAAAGCAAGGCAAGAAAGACCTACCAGACCTATCACACATTGAAGCAGTGCAGATGGGTCATGTTATGCAACCTACCATTGGTCGCTTGGCAAGTGATCGCCTACGCATGGAGCTAAAAGATGCAGACTACGCCATTACTCATCCAAAACACGATTGGTTTAGAAGTCATTTTGATTTCATTTCTAGTGATGGTAAGACACTTGTTGAAGCTAAAAACTACAATGCTGGCGTTCGTAGCAAATTTGATACTGACACTAATCGGATTCCTGATGCTGACTATGCACAGCTCGTTCACGAAGCAGCTTGTCATGGTGTTACTGATATTGTCCTTGCTGTGCTTTTTGGTGGACAAGAGTTTTGCACATTCCGCTTTAACATCACGGACACTGAAAAAGATGACCTTATTAAGAAAATGGCTGAAGTATGGGGCTTTTGTAAGGCTGGCACATTACCTCCTGCTGAAACTGTGGAGCAAACCAAGATCATGTATCCAAGTAGTAATGAGGGCACGATTGTGGCAACTCGTGAGTTTGAATTACTGGTTAGCGAACTTAAAGATCTTAAGAATCAGATTAAGCATTTGGAGGATCTTGCGGAAGCACGAGAAGTCCTTATCCGCAACGAAATGGGCGGGAAATCGGAGTTATTAGACATTCAAGGCAACACGCTAATAACTTGGCGTAACAGCAAACC